TTAGGTACAGGTATCTTTTCCATAGTTCCGCCTGTTTGATAATTCTTGATTCTGCGGAATTCAGCCCGAGCATCAGTGTTGGCAAAACCATCAGGGACGCTGGTATCAGGCTTGTAGGTGTCAGGCATACCGGTGGGCAACCCATACAATTTTTCAGCATCCAACACTGCCATTCGCATCAATGGTGCAAATGTGGTGTCAATCTTGGCCACTTGTTTGGTTCTGTCCACTTGTTCATCCAAAGTGGCACCTTGAGCAATCCAATCCAGTTTTTCATTCAATAGCATGCTAACGTGTAAATGATTCATATCAAAACTCCGTGATGTGCTCCATGAGATTCTTCATCTTGTGTGCGATGAAATAGTTCAACAGCTGGGACTTGTCTCGAACATCCTTTTGCTGTGTGTAGTTATTTATAATGTTTTTCAGGATGTCCTGAGGAATCATACGAAGGTCCACCAGTTGTTGATTACGCTTGATGGCAGCTTCCTGAGGTGTGCCATACCAATGCGTGACATCCAGCTTCTTCCATTGCTCCAGATCCTTCTTTCGAATAGGCTTCTGACGACCACCTGTCACGAACACATCATCAGGTGACATGAAGTTGGGAACACCATCTCCCTTGTCACCCATCAAGATATGTTCCATCACAATCTCATCAATACCTTCTGTGGCCTTCACCCACTTCTTGTGGATGGGGCTGTACTGTTTCACGTTCTTGTAACGCTGAAGCTGAGTGAAGTCATGGTCACCAGACAAAATCAACACAGGCTGAGGCTCTGCCTCCAACCCCTGCTGAACCAAATCATGGTCCTGAGTCCACATCACCAACGAAGCAATGATGTCATCTGCTTCGGCTGTGTCCACTTCCACCACAGCATACGGGAAGCTCTCAGCCAGTTCTGACTTGATTTGATTCAACGCCTCGAAAATGGCATGCCAATCAAAGCCAGAATCATCACGCGCCTTCTTTCTGTTGGCCTTGTAATGAGGGAACATCTTCTTACGCCAGTATTTCTTGTTGTCACAGGCAATCACCAGTTGGCCAAACTCCTTGCCAAACTTGTTCTTGTAGGACCGTAAGGCGTTCACAATCATGTGGCGAATCAGTGGTGTACTGATTTCTGCATCAGTTCTGCCACGAAGTTCTGCCATCAGAGTGCTAATTGCCGTCTGTGAATAATCCACGATAATCATGTCATACCTCTATGTATTTCTTGCAATCATCATTGGGATCCCGATGACATAGATGCAAGATGTTTGGAATCAATTGTCCTTGGCGTTCCAACTTCACACATTCATCACACAAAACATAACGAATGTGCAAGTAGTTGTCAACACCTAGATATTCAGGACGACAAGTGGATGCAATGTTCTCCACACCAGCATCCACTTGTTCCTGATAGTATCTGGCACAACATTCTGGTATGTTGCTATGAATACCAAAATGATAGTGAAAATTATGGCATCTCATCCAATCCCTGAAAGTCATCAGGATTCCATGCCCTGTTCTTGAATTGCCCTTCATGAATCATGTCCTCGAACGTCTTGAACATGGCATTGAAACGAGCATTATACAGCTCCTTCATGCCAATCAGGATGTTCATGTACTTGTCCTGGTCTTCCGCTTCCATGTTGGTCTCACTAATCATAGTGGCCACCAGGTCCAGGTCATCAGTGACACGCCAGCAATTCATGATGTGTTGTTCCAAATCAAATCTATCAGCCATTAGTCAATCCTCACAATCAATAGGTCAGTAGTAGTACGTCCCTTCAACGCCTTGCACTTCGCCTTGATACTATCAAACCAATTCACAGTTTGATTCTTGCGAAGCTTCATCACCTCAGCCAACTGCTCCTCAGGCTTACGAAGAATCTTTTCACAGGTCATCTTGAATCCATAAATCTTGGGACCCTTCACATACAAGCTGTCCTTCACCTCAGCCTCATAGTAGCCTAGGCGGCGCTTCTTGGTGTCATACACCCAGACCATGTTGGCGCCAATGATGTCCACAGGATTCTGTGACTTGATACCTTCATGCTCTGCCTTGAAACGAATCTTGCTGGCCATCTTCTTCTTGTCCAAAGGCTTCTTCTTCCTGATACGGAGAGACTTCACCCTGGTCTGTTGCTGTGAAATGTTGTCCATCACAGCCGAGAACGTGTCAATAATCTTTTTGAAATTTCTTTTGCCCACATAGGCATAACCTTCCACCAGCTGTTCATCCTCACCATTATAGGCAGCATACCACTCGGCAAGACTCTTGCGAAGATGTTGCTGCACCAGCTTCAGTTGAGGACCTTTCAGGTTCTTGGTGAGAATGAACCCCACCATGTCATCTGAGGCTGGGACATCACCATCAAAGGCATCATCCATCTTGCCATCCAGTTCAGCCAACACCGAGGACACCTGAGCGCGAATCCTGTCCTGAATGTTGGGCTTGTTGCTGACCACAGCCGCCACCTTCTTTGTTGACTTCTTGTTGGCAAAGCTCATCACATAGTCACGAATTAGCTGTGAATGAGTGCTTTTCAATGGGAATCCCTGCAATGCCATGCGAGCTATGACACAGATGGAAGCTTTCACATCACCAAGATTGCGCCAAGCCTGAATGTCCTGCTTGGCAGTGGCAGGGCGCATCTCACGAAGCCATTGCTCCATGTACTTCATCAGATCCTTTTCTGAGGCACAATAGTTGTGCCAATTCAATCCACGAAGAAGTTCACTATCGTAATTCTTCACAGTACCCTCCCAGGTGGGCTCATCTGAAAACATGGAAGCCTCAGAAGCAGGAGGAAGAACCAGATGAAGATTAGGCATTGCTGTACACCTCTTGGTCAAGGAGAGTAATCTTGCTGATGCTGTCCCAACGGAACGACCGCCAAGCCTTCTTCTCTAGGTCCCAGACCGGGCAAGAATCTGGACTGTGCTTGCGATGAGACTCCTTCACTTGCTCTTGTGCTGGCAGAAGCATCTCAACCAACGTGCACTTCATGTCACGAATAGTACCATCTGCCTTGGCGAAAGTCACCGTGACCACTGAATTCCGAAGAAGGTTACGAATGCCTTCCTTTGTGATGCCATCCATTGCCATACTGCCTCCATGTGTTTAGAGTATGTATGAAATATAACAGTTTTTGTTGTGTTTGTCAAGTACCTGTTAAGTGCTGATATTTCAATCACTTAGACTTAGGAGATTTCACAATTTTGAACCAGCTGCCAGGATTCCAGTCCATATCCATGTTGGTGGTGTTTTCCACACGGGTGGCAGGTTCTGACTTGTTCACGGCATCAGCAAAGTTCTTGGTGGGAGGTATCACCACGGGCTTGGGAGGTTCTGGTTGTTTCTTCATGGACAAATTGGCGGCAATCACCAACAAGATGGCCAAAGGATCAAACACAAAAATCAACATCAAGGTCAACAATCGTATAGCTTTGTCCAATGTGGTGGCATCATCTGTACCATACACCAGTTGTGCCACGTACTTGATGGGACCCACTTCACTTCCAGCTTGCGTTGCCCCACGTTCAATTCTGATTTCTGTTTTTGTAATTGTTGAATTTTCTTGTTGCTTTCTGTGATGGTGGCAGTTGTAGCTGCGCGTTCACGGCGTTGGCTGTTACGAATCTGCACGGCACGTTCCACACGATTCACATCTCCCACCAGGTTGTTCACAGCAGCGTCCATTTGTTGCAACACCTGACGTGCAACTGCCACATTGTCCCGTTCCATCACAATCTGTTCATCCAACAATGTGATTTGTTCTGTGTTGGCATCCAAGCCTTGAGTGCCTTCCACATGAGCTCGGGTCAGATAACCAAAGATGCCTACACTGGTGATGAGACTCAACACTAGAATGGCTGTGATGAAATACATTTTCATCAGGATGTTGGTGTTGTTCCAGAATCGGTAGATCCAGCTGGCAGACACCAACTTGCCCACCTCCAAGGCAGCACCCATCAATCCCACGGCCACAGGGGCACCTGGAAAGATGGCAATCAAGCCGGCAATGGAGAACCATGCGGCAATGGTGCTGATGAATAATGCAGAAAATAATGTGAGAAGTATCATAGCTTAACGTGTTTTCTGTGGACCTTACATATGATCCACTCATTGTAAAATTTGTCTGGGTGCTCTAGCACACCATGGAGAAATTGAAGTTTTGCCTCCATGTAATTACACTGTCCTTTGTTACCACAAAGATGAAGGATTTCACGTTGGAAAGCATCA